GACTTTTTGCTGCATCGCAAATGTAAAATAAATATTTGTATTCGTAATACGTCCTAACAGTTTTAGTAAACAAACTGGTATCAGAGAAAACCACTGAGTCTTCTGATATTATTTTAATCCATGATAAGTCACATCCTGCTGAAATTTCTATTTGCTCATTGAGCACAAAACCGGAAAGAATTTTAATTATGCAAAAGTCAATGCCATTTTTCCATAGTGGACGCAGTGCAACAGCCGAGTTTAGAGCATCACTAATAGATTTAAAATTACCATATTCCCCAACTGTTATTGTGAATGCATACCTGGAATTAAATACTGCGGCACTCTCTCCAGAGTTAATAGCTGCAGATATCATGTCATAATTTGATATAAAATCATTTGGCGTGATTATTTCTGCGTTTTTATTGTGCTGTGTTCTAAGTTTTGAATTTACATGAACACTTTTAACTGCAATACGGGAGTCGTCAACAAGTATTTCATTACCCTCTGTTGCTAACTCTTGTCTTAACTGATCCGGGTCATACTTCAGCACATTCGGAAAATAGAACTGCTGCACACCGTACGCATCATAAACAGCCATAGAATGGCCCTGTACAGTAACGAATTTGGCAATCTGTCCGTTATATACCGGATATCCAGCAGCGTTAATGATGATTGGTTGCGAAACAGGAACGTGAGATCCATCTTCGTTCTCTACATAAACCTGAATCTGGTTTTCAGGATTTACAGGGTCAGTATCAATTTTACCGATATAAATTTTGCCATTGGCTACGGCTTTAAAAGAACGAGCCATAGTGAAGAGTTGAGAAGGCATCGATACAATCACATTGGCTGTAATGTCTGTCATTTAATTTGCTCCAGATACAAGGAATCGCCGCAGCATGGCCACGGTGAAATTTGGGCATAAAAAAACCCAGCCTAAGCTGGGTCGTTGCGTTGGTTATCTGTCAGTAGTTATGTACTGAAGGAGGTAATTCTTTATTCTTAAGTCTCATCCATGCGGAAAGATTCGTTGGTCCGTCTGGCTCATTAATATCAACATCTCGTGTGTGATTGATTAAAACGTCTCTCGCCATTCCGATAACATACGAGAATTCATGACCGTAGTCGTAGCATCTGCCGGAATAGTTCGATTGAATTTGTTTTAGCGCCGGATACAGTTCGCGGAATAATGCCTGTGAGCGGTTGGCATAATCCCATAACCATACAAGGCTGTTTGCTTCTTTTGCAGAAAGCTCGTTGGTTTTCTTCTCTTGTTTGCCAATGAACTCACCTTCAAGTGGAACTCGAGCTGCAAGTGATAGTGCTTCGGTAAACTGCTCCTCACTGATTTCTTTGTACGAACATCCAAAATGGGATTTTAGTGACGACCACATGGTGATCATCGCCTTAGCCTGTTTTTCTTTTGGCAGAGACTGACCGCGACTCATGACGAGTTGTTTAATGGCTTCCTGCTGTTCAGTGGTGATTTTACCCGGCAACGCCTTTTTAGCTTTGCGTGGGTTAACTACATGGCCTTTAGTCCAGTACTCGTATAGCACATCGTCACACTCTTCCTGATACTGGATTACCTTGTCGCGGATTTCAGGGCGGACTTTGTTAGGGCTGATGGTTTGCAACCAGCCATTCAGTTTACGTAAAGCAAGGCAAATCATGGCTTGCACCCCACCGGCAGAAGGTATGGTGATTTCCACCATACCCTTCGAGAAGCGTTGAGAAATCTTCTTATGTTGAGATTTCCAGTCTAGCCCCATTCCCTCAACGATAGGTTTCATTGGGGTATACGGTTCGCCGTTGTGATTGACAACATAAAGCTCTTCGCCGTGGAATGGCACGTTGATAGTAGATACTGCTGTTGCTATACTTTTCATGTCAATATTTCCTAATCCGATTTGTTGATACCGAAGCCCTGACTGTTCCAGCAGTTGGGGCTTCACTGTTTTTGTAAGTCACTGTAGCTATAAAGCCACTGACCACTCATTTTTGATTTGATTGACTCTACTGAGTCACGGCAAGGAATGATTCCACCTGACATCATTCTGATCTCCGTAAATTCACCACTCCATATCGACTCAATGCCATTAACGTTAACTAAAGATTTACCTCTACCAAGTGCATTCTCATAGCCAATCTCATCAACCTCAATAAACTTCATACCGTTATCCCCTCTCTCTTCAGGCTGTCCAACACTCGCTTGTAAATCTCAGAGTTAACAGATCGCCCGTTCTCTTCAGCTACCTTGCGCACCAAATCCAATACTTCTTTAGGCCACCGCAAATTGAATTGCGGCATTTTGCTCATTCCTTTCATATTCACCTCACAATATAGGTCCACCGTGGACCTATTGAGAATATAATAGAGTGCTTCTATCATGTCAATACACTAACTTGGGGTGATGGCATGGCTAGAGACGATCCGCACTTTAACTTCCGTATGCCTTTGGAAGTAAGAGAAAAATTGAAATTAAGAGCAGAGGCTAACGGAAGGTCAATGAACTCAGAGTTATTACAAATCGTTCAGGATGCGCTATCAAAACCATCACCGATTACAGGATATCGCGACGAAGCTGAACGCTTGGCTGATCAGCAGGCAGAGCAGTTCAAGGCCGTAGTTTTTGAGACTCTAAAAAACATGTATGGCAATGGTGAAAAATGAAACGTATAGCAATCCTATTGCTCCTGTGTCTCTCGAGCATAGCTAACGCAGAAACAAAATCAGACGATAGCAGTTTTGATGAAATACAAGGCCTCATGATAGCTTCTAAAATGGCTGGTATGTGTGGTGCAATCAAACAAATGGCAATATTCCAAGAATCTACAAACATGCCGGGTGGGAATGAATTCTTACAGAGATTCCTTACTACAGAGCAAGCAAGGCTTGGGATGACTCCGCAGCAATTTCTTGAAGCATGTCAGAAATCAATCTCTATTTATACCACCTATTACAATATGAGCTCTGAGAAAAAATAGACAAGGATTTCAACAACTTCCGCGTACCTGAGTAATTCTGTCGCGGATTTGCTTCTTACGGTGGTTTAAGCTGGAGAGCTTGGCTTCTGCTTCTGATATTTGCGCATCCAAATCTTTAAGCTCAAGATCTGAAAGTCGCTGGTCAAGCAGGGTTTGGTTCAACTCAATGTTGTTCAGGCGTTCTTCTATGGTCATAACTTTCATCCTATAACTATTTGGAATCAAAATGAAAAATATATTAATTGGTTTCGTTTTTGGTGCAGCCTGCGCCGCCAGCATTAGCGTTATCGCCGCCCAGATTGTTGGTGGTAACTCATATCTAATGGGCTATGACGTCATGATAAATGGAGAGGTTGTTTGCTCAGATCCTTATGTATGGACATCGACAAAAGAAATAGAATGTGACTAATACCAGCCTGATGGCTGGTTAATTTTTGCATTTACCTGGGCCATATTGACTACTTATAAAATGAGATCAATATTTAATCGCCCAATAACGGGTGTATGTTGAGGTATATCATGGCGAAAAAACCAGGTGAAAACACAGGAAAAAACGGTGGAATATACCAAGAAGTTGGCCCACGCGGCGGTAAGAAAGACAATTTTGCCACCGTCAAGGACAACGAAAGGCTTCCGCCAACAACAAAGCCAGGTCATGGCTGGGTATTGGATAAGCGAACTCCAGACAGCAAAAAGTAATACTCAAGCCGGATCACTCCGGCTTTTTGATATGTCGCTCGCAGAACTCAACAAGCCTGCTCATTAAGTAGCAGTAAGTCTCGTTGGCTCTTCCTGGTTCAACATCAACACCGACCCTTGAGCAGATATCGAATGCCATGTGAGCGCACTCATGGGCAATGGTAGATAGTTTGCCATTGAACACGCCTATCACATGCAAAACACCATTCTCGCTGCTCATTGTATGAGACGCTCCGTTGGCATCCGAGTCCCGCACGTCCACGCCAAGTTTTTGATGCAGGCGTTGCCATTCTGGAAAGTCTCTACAAAACACAATTGTACCGCTCTCAAAGAGCGGAACGAGCATCTTTGGTACGTTTCCAATGTTAACTTTTTTCATGGTATCCTGCGTAAAACTAAGGAGGTTGGTGTGAAACAATTTCTTGCTGCTATGTTCTTATTCATATCTTTTGGGGCTACAGCAGAGTGCTGGGTCGTTGGAGATATGCGCGGAATAAGCTATTCAGAACGAAATAATTTCCATCCGGAAGAAGATGGTTTTAGTGGAACATTCATCATTAAGACAAGCGGTGAAGATGCTAGCATCACATATTCTGGGACAGATGCGGGCGGCATGGCTTACAAAGTATTGTCTAAAAACTCCATCATAGGAATCGGCGCGAATGGCGAAACTCAACGCGTTATCGACTCATGGGTAATACATCCTACTGGAACAGTTTTAATGTCAAAAACCATTTCCGGTTATGGAAATATGGATTCAACCAAAGCTTTTGTTGGAAAAGTAAAAAGAAAATGTTAGCGATTGAATCCAATTTCCCATACGTTACTGCTGTGTTGCCTCAGTGGCAAGCAGCGGCCTGATGGCATTCGCAGCGTTATTCAGCGCTCTTTCATAGGCTGGCGTTCCAGCTTTAGTGTTTGCCAGACGTAAGAGAGCATTCCTTGCTGCTTTGGACTCATACAAGCGCATGATTGCACCGAAACCAGCCTCAAGTCCCAGTGATACACCAAGGGTTGCAGTTGCGCCAATCGTTCTAATCCTGTTAGCTTGCGATTGTCCTGTCTGTGTTACTACATTTGCGGCGTCCGACCTTGCTGTTTGCTGTAGAACTTCATGAAGAGCATCAAGCTCTTTCATGTGTCTCCCACTGAATATCGTGTTATAGATCTGACCGTCAGATTGCGACTTCAACTTATTTAACTCGGTAAGAAATTTTGTTGGCGAGTCTCCTGCTTTTTCTGCAATCTTGCTGATATAAGCAGCACGCATAGCGTTCTTTCCATCTTCACTAAGAGCTGGCCATATCCTCTTAATATCTGATGGTTTTCTGCTGAATACAACGCTGTTTATTAGCTCTGGAGTAAACTCTTTTTTAGCTTTGTTGAGATTGTTCGCAATCCTTTTATTAAGAACCTTATTGAAGACGTTGGAGTAGTCAGAGTTTGCTTTGACGTATCTGGCGGCCTCTCCAGCCCCCAAATACCGCGCTGCGTTATTCCTCAAATCCGCCCCCATTGCCCTCTCCACGGCATCAGTTGCGGCTTTCGCGCTATTAGGAAAAACCATGGCATCTCCCTGAATACTTTCCCTCAAGGCTGACCGCAACTCTCTCAATAGACCAAAATCTATATCTGGTTTAGCAAGTTCTTCTCGCAAATCGGATAACCCGCGAATCAAATCCTTATTTGCCACTTTCCCAAGCCTATTAGCTCTGGTAAGTACGTTGTCGATAACCTTAATAGATTTTGATGTGTCAACTGGTGTGTCTCCCATTTTGGCTGTAATGTCTTCAATAACGCTTCCGGCCGAATCCTTCCTTGACTTCAGAGAGCCATACAGATCGTCAACAACAACTGATGGGCTATATTCACCATATTTCTCAAGCTGTTTTTTAACTAGCTGACTTCTTTTTGCATACTGCTCAGCTCGCTTTGAGCCTGTTCCCAGCAAAGCCCCCTCAGCATCCTGAGTAAGACCACGAGTGAAAGCATTTTTCGGCGGGATTACATCAGATGTCATTGGTGTCACGCCCATCGATTCTGATGTGGCAATTTTCTTCGCCACTTCTGGTGCAATATCACCTTTAAAGGCAGTTATTCCACGCTCAAGCCCTTTTGCAACAGTATTAACAGCACCACCTGTTAGCATGCCAACACCTATATCTGTTGCCAGTTTTCCCGCATCATTTTTCTCACTGTTTGCGGCGAGCGATCCGACTGCGTTTTCTGCCAGAAGACGGGCTGCGCCTTGAGTAATTCGACCAGCAAGTGTTGGCGCCTGAGTTGAAGCGCCGCCAACGCCAACAGTAGCCAGGTAAGGCAATGCCTCCGCAAACACCCTACCTTCTGTCGTTTGTGGAGTCAGAGCACCTTGCTGAAGTCCAAACGCCTGCTCTAATCCCTGAGTTGTTACTCGTGGCGCTGGTTGATATGTTCCATCGCCAATACCGAGTTTACCGCCAGCCCATGCCGCCGCGCTTGTTACAGCATCGGCAACTGATGCTGGTATATTTGCCACATTTACACCAGCCTGCACCAGACCGCGACCAGTTTCTTTTACTGCTTCGCCGAGGTCAGACATAAATCCATCTTGCTGTTCTACAGGCTGCTTTTGGTTTTGAGTTGGTTGATTACTGGAGGACAGAATCTGAGCGATGCGACGTGCTCCCTCAGTATCACCAGCAGCATCAGCATTCCTTAACGCCGTCATCAATTGTTCACGACTATAGGCCATTACTGCCCTCCGAGATATTTGCTAATTAATTCGTCATCGGACAATTGCTGTTGAGGTTGGCTATCTCCATAACTTGAGGAAAGAAAACGTTTTGCCGCAGAGTTCAATGATTCACCCTTCTTAACATCCATCCCCATGATGTTTCGGTTGCGATCAGATTGTCCAGGGCTGCCGTTTGCACTCATCCACTCTGACCTAAACTCGTTGAACTTCGCGTTATTACTTTCCATTTTTGCCATACCCCTTAACCATCGAGCCATGACCATTGGATTATCCGTTTCGCTTGGAATGCCTTTCCTTGCAAACTCAATATCCTTATCAGATGCAGGGCCGGGAGGGAGAAGCTTGGTTGCCTGCGCATTGGCTAGTTGGTTGAATCTAATCCGCATATCTCGGAGGTAGTTATCTTGCCCCGTAAGCTTAGAGAACATATTTTCAGCGTTACCGAACAAACCAGGAGTTGGCTTCTCCTTCTCCAGCGTGTCAGCGAGCGTTGTCATTGAATCGGCAGCATTACGACTAGCTGCCGCATCACCTGCTGATTTTTCTATAGCCTTTTCCATGTTCACTGATAATTTTGGCGCTGCATTAATAAGTTCCTCGGCCTTTTTTTGTGCCTGTTGTACTTCAAAACCGAATTTCTGCTTATCAAGTGCCAGTCTTTCTGCTGCAAGTCCGTGTCCGGTCATTGCTGACTGATAGGAAAGGTTTTGCCCTCTCGCCTGAAGTGCCTCGCCAGCCTGATTGCTGCGGATTGTCTCTGCCAGCCGGCCTCGGTCAATTTCACGACCAGCCATCTTATCCTGAACAGCAAACGCCTTTTCTGGTCCAAGCGCACCGAGAGACATAGTAGTCAGCATGTGTGATAGCTGCTCTGGATTCTGGATACCTGTCTGAATCATCCAGTCAGCATTAGCGCCAACGCGATTTAACCTGTCCTTGTTGTCAGTAATGAATTTACTGTAGGCTTCCGGTCCCTGAGAAAGAGCGACGTTAGCCCTCATGGCTAAATCGCCCATATCGTTGCGTTGCTGCTCATTAAGACCGGAAAACGCCTGTTGTGCCTGTGCAACAAACGCTGGATTTTCCTGGGCAAACTTAAATAGTCCCGATGGATCACCAGAAGCCCATGCATCAGCGTGAACCTTATTGAACGCACTAATCGCTTTCTGTTGCTGTTCCTGATTGTAAATATCAGCAACTCCAGCCAGACCACGTAACGCGGTCAGACCAACGTTATTTGCACCTGAGCGAGCCAGTTCATTGTTTTCGCGGATCAGACCAAGCGTTGCGTTAATGTCGCTTGCCTTTGGCGCATTCTCATTTTGCGTACCGATGCCAGCAAGAAACCCACCAGAATTAATACCCTGTTGCCACGTAGCCATTGATTACCCCTTAAAACAACGAGCCAAGCAGACCAAGTCCGCCGCCAATTGCCGCACCTAATCCAGTGCCAAGTCCGGGAACAATAGAGCCAAGAGCAGCGCCAGTCATAGCCCCTGAAGCTCCGCCGCTAATTGCTGTCTGAAGGCCTGATGGTTTATTGGCGTTAGCAGCGGCAAGTGCTGCGCTTTGCTGTGCAATGCTGCTCATGTTGTTGGCGTACGTCTGCCCGGCGTTTGCCTGACCTTGCAGCGCACCAAGCCCAACGTTTGCCAGATTGTTGTAATTGCTCATCTGATTTGATAACCAAGACTGACCGAGTGTCGGCGCGATCGTAGCCAGTTGATTGCTTGTGGCTGTCGAACCAAGTCCACCCGTCGCCTCCGCAGCAGCAAGACTCTGGTAACGCGCCTGCCCTGCAAGGTCTTTATACTGCTGAGAGTTGTAATACTGATTAAGTGCCTGCCCCTGACCTTCTAAACTGGAAAGGTTCTGAAGCTGGTTAACATACTTCTCAGCCAGAGGAGTAAACGGCTTCAGGTTGTTCATGATGGTGTTGAACTGCTTATTTTGCAGGTCTGCGGCATACTTCTGAGCTTCTGCGGCATACTTTGCACTTTTATCAGAACTGCCACCTTTCCCGCCTTTTTCAGGGCAATAAGGTTCCTCGCCGCGCAGTTTTCTGCCCAGCTTAAATGCATATAACATGGCTATCTCCCGTGATTCAGGAAGTCGATTAGTTCTTCGCGTGTTGCGCTGTAAAAAGTCACATCATCCACGCCTTTGAAGTATTTCTTGATGGTTCCTACTCGCTTAAGGCCAATCATTGCGCAGTACATCTGACCGTGGCGGAATTTGCGCGCAGCGAACGATGTGACGCACTGAACGGTGGTGTTAGTCAGAATGTATCGCCAGAACGCCAGCCCGATTTCCTTGCTGAATCCACGAACCTCTGGCAGGTACATGGCGTGGCAATCGAATGTCAGCGGCTGGATCTCCTGATAGTAAACAATGCCGCCGAACTGCCCGTGCACGTTCACCTCAAAGTAACGGCATTCAGGTTTGTAGTCGTATCCATCACCGTTGTTGCTCCCGGCGATAATGTCAGGGTGATTTCCTACGGCTTCTATCAGGTCGATGTTTCGCGTTGGTTTGAATGTAATCATCAGTCAATCAGCCCATGTAATCTAAGTGCCGTTTCAAGCGCCAGAATACGCTGCCGCGCCTGCTGCAAACCTGTAGCGAGTGCTGCGACTTCGGATTGTGTGTACGTATTGCCGACAGCGTATGACTGGTTAGCGTTGAATGAGCCAAGAAGTGGCGTACCCGTGGCTGCGGTCCATCCGGTATTTCTTGCTCCAACAACCTGAATTCCATCAACTGAATATGATGTTTTTACATCCAGCGGTGACTCAAGAGACTGCAATTCGGTTACGGTTTTCGATACGTAATCACTCTTAATGCCAGAGACATCGTTTTCTACGTCATCCAGTCTTTGGTCAACAGTGACCAGATGCGCCTGAATATCGATAACCTCATCCAGCAAGTAATCAACATCGCTACGCAGTACGACTATCTTCCCTTCGGCAGTTGTTAACCTGACCTCAAGTAGATTTATCGCTTTTGTGTTTGCGGTGATTCTTGCGTCGTGATCAGCCAGTTCGACGTCCTGTTCATCGTTTTTTACCTGAGCATCGTAAGCGCCCTGACCAGCCTGATTTGCCTTCCCGGCAATTGCGCCGACATCAGCCCCCTGATTAATGACATACAGCAGGTAAGACTGGCTGAATATATTGCGTGGAAGGATTGATGTATCGAGCCGCGTCGCCTGAACAATAACCGGTGTGTTGAGATTCGAATCAGCCATTACTCAATCCTTATCTGGCAGCCTGACAGAGTGACAGGTGACTTCGTGATAACGCGCAATTTGAAGCCGACATTTTTCCTGATGCGCCCTACTTTCTTCCACAAAACGCGTTTGTCGTAAACGAACGGTTCATTCTGCTCAATCATCTGCTCACGCCCGTAATTGATGCCGTCAGTGGTTGCAGAGAGGAACAGGCGGTCAGCGTACTGCGCAACGCCAGTTGACGATTCAACCTCAAGGTCGAAAACTCTGGCGTTATCTGCTTTGAACAACGGAGTAAACAACAGGTGTTCCTGTTGCTTGTCGTACTGGCTGCTGATATCGAATTGCAATTTCCCGGTCACGGACTCCAGCTTATCGCCGCACGTTATCTGATTGCCTTCGTAAATGAAGTCGATAGCGCGGTACACATCGTCATACAGGCCTGTTTTCAGCACACACCATTGCGGACCATTAGCGCTTGAAGATGCGTCATACACTAGGACGTGGCGCGGCAGGTGGATAATCAGCAACTCATGAGCATCAAATCGCAGAGACTCCATTACGGCATCAGCCAGTTCATCAGCAGTGTAGGAGCGTAGTATTTTCTCAATGCTCGCGCTGGCGATTGGTGATACCTGACCGGAGCCGATGATGTATACAGACGGCGCACCCGTTGCCGGATTGCTGATAAACGCATAAGAATCAGCGAATGGTGTTTTGCAGTAAGTCCCGGCAATACCTTTCTGCACCATCAGCGATGGCTGGGCGACATACAAAGCAGCACCAACGGTGGTTGCACCAGTCAGGGAAAAATATTCAATCGTCGATGAACCAAAGCAGACGATGAAGTCTCGCCATGTGCCGATACCGATGATGCCGTCCGGCTGCGACTCGGCACGATATTGTGCGCTGTAACGGTCAGGATGCGATTCGTCTTCAAGGTCAGTGATAAACCATGAATCAGTGCCGTCTTTTGACCACGCATAACGCCCACGCAAGCGCGTAATGTCACGAACCGAACCTAACTCATACTGAGTGAATCCGCTGTCTGTAGGCCAGTTTGAGACGGTTTTAACCGTGCCATCATAGCGATACTCGACCAGTTGACCATTAACGCCTACCGCCTGTGATGTCCGACCATGCGCCATTGATACACGACCACTTCCGGCGACGTCACCGACTTCACTTTCTCCTTTGTACAGCTTGCCACCACACACACGATAAACAGCATTCTGCGCCATGTTGTACTCGACACCGCGCGATACACCATTCACATCAGAACGTTTGGCAATGCCCGGGAATGAGCGAAGATATCCGCTGCTGTTGAGTATTTCTTTGGGTGTAGCCAACATATTCGCTGGCAGATAGTCGATATAGTCGGCGTTTCTGAAATCTTTGCCGACACCTTTCATAAGCGGAAGTTGCTGAATAGGCATTTATTCACCTATGCGTTTGGGATATCGCCATCAATCAGAGGGAGATCGCCTGGATAATATCGGTCAGATGTGAACACGTCATATTTATTACCCTGCCCTACAGGAAAATCTCCACGTCGTCGCATTGAAGGAACAACCAGAGTGTCGGTCATCAAGGCATCATATGAGCGTTGGGCGTTACTGAGAACTTGCGGAGTTGGTTCAAGGCTGTAATCAGATAGCATTCTCAGCAATAACTGATAGCCTACTGCGTGTTTGTATTTTCTTGGAAGACCTGACTCATCATCTGGTAATGGCTGCTCATCTCCAGTTGCGAAAGCGTAACCAATGTCGCCGGGGTTAATCATCCACTCGGACATCATATCTTCCAGATCATTTACACCATCTTCAATTGATTGCGGCTCAACATCAGTAAGCGATGCATTAGAAGCAATAGCAAACTTACGAAGCGCAAAAAGGACGATCTCACCCTTTGTCAGTACTGTTGCCATTGTCCGCCGCCTTACGACCTCGCTTACTGGTCGGTTTCAATTCATCAACTGAGGCAACAAAGCCCAACCTTTCGAAAAACTGGAAGTCTTTTTCTGCGATAACGGCCTGTACATGCCCGGATTCGTTATCTGCGGCAAGGAATACACTCATCCGATCCATATTGTTTCCTTAAAACATAAAAGGGGCGTAAGCCCCTTGTTATTACGGATTACCGAAGAACTGACCGCCCATGTGAGGGTTAAAGCACACATATGCAGGCAGTAAGTCGAAGCGCATTTTTTGCACGTTGGCATCGCCATCTGCGTATTTATGTACGCGGATGGAGAAACCTTCATATGTTGCAACAGCAGAATCAATACTGTGCAGTTTCGGCAGTGGGATAGAGCCAAGTCCACAGAAGAACTTGTTATAGAACAGGTTTGGCTTCATTGTCTGGCTAGCAGTGCCTACTACAGATACGGCATCGCCTGCCTCTACCTGACGACTTACAGAGTTGTACTGCGGGTTTGTAGTGTCATAAATCGGAACACCAGAAAGCGTAACCGTCACATCGCCACTGCTGTCTGAATTAGCATCAGCAGTAACCGTTGCAGTGAAGCTAATTGGTGTGGCTCCGTTATACAACGCCTGTTTGGTCTGCTGTTGCAGCCAGTAGGTATTGGTGAATTTGACCTGATCACCAGCTTTCAGAAAACCTGTAACGCTGGCTGTCGCTCCGGTCAATGTTACAGTGAACTGGTATGAGTCTTTAACTGCGTTATAGGTAACAGTTGGCTGTGTTTTGACTGTCAGTGTTCCGCCAAATGCCCCCTGCGTACGAGAGGCAAGCCCATTAGACATCAGTGCGCGAATGCCGCCAAAATTGGTTGGGATCTGTGCGTTCTCCCATGCAGTACGAACCAATTGATCTGAAGCATGCAAACCAGTCTGCGCATCAGCAAGTCGCTGTGCAGACCATGGATCCATTACAGCATAGTTTTCACCTTCATTAACGCCGAGGTCTTTCAGGAAAGATGCCGTCTGCGCAACATCAGACCATTTGGTGATTGGAGTATTGGGGCTACCAAGTGACAACGCACCGTTATTCATCATGAAGTGAGCAAGCTCTGTTTCAAGGTCGGTAACGATTCGCTGGCGAACCGGCGCGAGAATTTCTTCCAGCTGGTTAAGCTTGATCGCTTCCTCCAGTTGCTGATATTCAACAGCAACAGTGATGTAGTTACCTACACGCCCCGTAGCTTTACCTGAGATCAGGTTGTTTTTATTTTGCCCTGAAATATCACCAGTGGGAGTACGGAGGGATGAGAATTGATGCGGACGTTTAAAGCTAACGCTATCGCCAGTGCTGGAGTTGATTTCACCTGCCAGCAACTGACGGTCTACGGTTTTCGCCAGAACTAAATCTGACATAAAACCCGGAAGGAATTTTTTCAGAACGATTTGACTGACGTTACTGTCGAGATTGTTAGGCATTTATCTTTTCCTTATTCGATTTTTGCGCCGGGGCATAATTTGTTGAATTCGTCTTGTTTCGCATCAGCACCGCCACCACGTACTTCCGGCTCTGGCTTGATGGCTTTCTTTGGTTTTGGAGCAAGGCTTACCTGTTTGCTAATCTGCCCCAAGAGGAATGCTGCGCGAATTGGATCTGTCTCAGCGGCTACACGCTGGCGTAATTGCTGGCTCTTACCTAAGCCATAGGCGAGTAGTTCAGAGCCTTCGTCTGCACAGTGAATGATGATTTCCTGCTGAATTGGTGGTAGCTCACTAAGAACAATGGCTTCCATTTCCTGATAATCTTTCACAGGAAGTTTGGCTGCCCGTTGTTTATGCGCTTCTACCCTTTGCTGGAAACGCTGCTGGTATTCCTGTTGCTGACGTAGTTTTTGTTGCTGCTGCTGTTCGACACGGCCTTTTTTCTCATGCCAATCAGTCAATGCCTGTTCAAACGCCTGTTCGTCATAATCACACGACTCAAGAGTCGGTTTTGGTGGAATAGCGTCTGGTTGTGGTTGCTGATGTTCCGCTGGCTTGGCTAATGCTTCCTCAAGCTGGCGGCGCAACTCACGGTTTTCTTTCTGTGTTTCTTTGAAGCCTTTGCGAAGATCTTTCACCCATTGCGGTGCAGGTTGCCCGTCAATGTGATCATCATCGTCAGCGTTAAGCTGAATTTCTTCATCACCAATACGCAAGGCGTAATCTTCTGGTGTCTCTTCGGTTTTTTCAGGCTGAGTTGCCACCTCTTTACCGTTGTCATCCTGGCTTTCATTCTCAGGCTGTGACTCTGTTTGGATGATGGTTTCTTCTGCATTTTCCTGTGCTTCAGACAGGTCAATAACCTGACCGTCGATGATCAGTTCGTTTTCCATTGATTACTCCTGGTTAACTCGGCATTAAGTCTGCCGGAGACTGTGGTGGTGACTGGAATTGCTGTTGTTGTGACTCGGCGACATCTTTCAGAAGGCGTATTGCCTCCATCACTGCTTTGTCATCGATGTTTCTGGCTTGAGCCAGTTTATAGACAGTGTTTGCCTGACTCTCCATCGCATCCTGCTGGGCAGTAAATGCTTTGATTTGAGTTTGAGCAGTTTCGTTAGTTGCTTTTTGCGCTTCTGCCTGCGCTGCTACCATTTGCGCCTGAGCGAGAACCATTTCAGGATTTGGCTGGCTTTGTGCTGCCATTTGCGCCTGTTGAACAATCTGCTGCTCTTTCTCATTGCGTGGTTTTGCAATGCCAGATATCAGCAGTTGGTTTCGGTTGTACTCTTTGAAGTCATCAAGGCCTTCGCCATCGATATTGTCCAGAATAATACCCTGAATTGCCGGACGCATTGGGTCTGTTGGAAGCATAGAGCTAAGGACATTTGTCAGTACAGAAACCGTTGCATCACGTCGTGCTGTGTAGCTTGGTCCAACATCAACCGTCACATCGTATCGACCGACAGAAAGGTCATTTAACGCAACAACAGCCCCTGTTTGCCTGTCAACAACCTGTGCGCTCAGGACAGCGATATCATCACTTCCATCTTCGTTAACGATGCGCACTTCACGCTCTGAACCGTACACTTCACGAGCCATTGACAGCCATACTTCACCAGCTCGTTTAAGACTTTTCGCCATATTGTCCAGATAGATAAACGAAGCCATATCTGCTCTGTTCATCAAGTTGTTAACCGTTTCCTGAGCAATATTACTTGGCATCTGCTGCATGGCCTGACTGCCGCCTGTAACCTCCTGAATATCTGCACTGGTTTGCTGTAGTAATGCAGCCAATGCCTGATTCATAACCGCAGGCTGTGTATATCCTGCCGGGGTAGCTCCAGCGATAATGTTGCCAGATTTATCTCTCACTTCGCGCAACGGCAAGAACGCTGGGCGTTTCTTGTTGCGAGCCTCCCAGTGCTTCTCAAGTCCACGAATTTGCTCCATGCCAACTATAGGAATCTGACCGGGGTCTTGCGCTGCAGTATCAGCCAGCATTGAAACCTGAAGGTTGTACAAACGCTGTGGATCCATTGCTTTTGCAATGTGCCCTTCGACACGCTCAATGTCATCAATGAACCAGCGTTTTCCATAAACCGGGATGAGGGGGATATGCTCACCAGGAATACGTCGAGGTTTCTCAAGGAAACCATCACCATCCACTACGGATACATACACACGACGGCGCTTCACTGAGCGCCTTGCCACTTCATGAAATCCAGCTATTGCCAGTTCATCTTCAATATCTTCAACCTGATCACTGTCGTATGTTGCAATCTCTCCAGTGATTGGATGTCGATAACTGATGACGTCAACAGACTCTTTACGAACTTCGTAATACTTCGCTATGTAAATAACATCTGCACCAAACCAGTTATATTCCCAACTGGTCATAGACGTTACATCCAGAGAAGTAGGAGGTTTCTTTCCGTATTCAGCCTCATATTTTTCAGGTGACAACGAATACATACAGAACGCCCACAACGCGTCAGATTTGTCGTACTTCTTAGCGTCAGGGTCAAACCACACAGAGCGCGACGGGTCGTATATTGGTTCAATAGCAATACGCTGACGATCGTCCATGGGGTCGTATTCATTGACCAGCATCGACGTCAAACGGAAGCAACCGAAACCACCAGTAGCAGCGTCGTCAAATGCATTATCGCAAGCCTCACCGCCATCAGTTTCTTCGTAGTCAGCACGGAACAGACCATTTAATTTATTGGCTAACTCTTCGCTTGCCTCTCTGTCACCAGGACGAAACTTAACGGTTATTCTGTTATTGCGGTATTCTGCAATGATGCGGTTAAGTTCAGTTGCTACCTTATTGATTTCAAACTTAGGATACTTCTCGAACTGCTCATCAAGCTTAGTTCCAGCCGCCGTTGCTCCTTCCCATTGACCTCCGGGGACACGAGCAAACCTCGTAGCTTCAATGCACTTTTCGCGCACTTCCTTCTGTGGAGAATAGGCGCGGTCAAACCTGAGCATGATCCGCTCATGTTTTTTCTCTAATGTCTCTGCCATGTTTACCAACCGGAGGATGAGGGAACGTATATTTCTGTTTCTTCGCGGACCAATGCCGGGCAATGCATACACATCATCAGCGCATCAGCCAGGTTAGGAGATGGAATACCGAGCTTCTGCTTCATTTCGACCTTAGTCATAAGCTCCAGCTTCCCGTTATTATTGAATTTGCGCTGAATCTGCGTCAGTTCTGCAAACAGCTTCTCCAGCATCTTCTCGCCTATCGCTTCTTTGTCGAAACTCAGCATGTCGTCGGGGTCTGCATACTCACCGTGGACAACCGCCCGATATGTCAGATACAGCCTGTCAGCCAGCGCGTAATAGAATTGCGCTCGCTTATTGCGGAACACATCACCAATAGTGCGAACGTTGTCGCCCTGTACGACTTCATCAGCCCATGCTCCGGCCTGATACGGCGCATCTTCATCGAATGGCGATTCGCTGCCCTTGAACATCGTGGCGGTGATTTTCTTGCCGGAGAACGCTTCCGTTGTCTGTCTGCGTAGCCCGGCACCAACACCATCACCATCCCACAGGTAATGGTCAGAGCCGTCTTCAATCGCCAGCGAAGTAGCCCAGTCAGCACCCTCGTTGATGTCCATCAGCAGACCTTCGGCAATGCGCTTAACTACCGAACCGTGACGCGATGCATAACCTTTAGCATCTGGCCCTGTATCTGATGGGTCATGCGCAGAAACAACAGCGCCTTTCGCTTTCCATCCGAGTTTCTTGTGCGCATCGGTTGCAGCTTCAAGCCATTCTCGTTTGATGATTGCCATATCACTTGCGCTTACCGGCTCACCAAGCCAGATGTGACGATACAGTGTCGGATTTCTGCGTTTACACTCTTCCATCTCCAGACGGAGAACTTCAGGAAAATGCGGATTGTCGGTGTAGTTCACGGTTAGCAGACAAATATCATCGGGAGGATTTACGACGAATCGCTGATAGGTATCGTCGAGGATGTTTTTCGGGTTAAAGCTCACCCATATTTCGGAAAACGGCTTGCGGATGGTTGGTATCAGGATATCCCATGATTCCTTCGTTACCGCTTCCGCTTCTTCCACCCAGCAGATATCAATGCCTTCGAGCGATTTAATCTTCGTCGGGTTGTTTTTGATGCCGTAGAACATGAACTCAGCATTCGTTCCGAGATGACGAATCATGGAACGCTGAATTTCAAACTCAGCCGAATACCCTTCACGCTCGATGGTATCTTCAAGCAACCGGATTACCGAATCGCTGATACTGTTTTGCAGTTCACGAGCGCAGAGAATACGCACAGGCTGCCGACGCGCCGCTTCAACAAGCAGCCTCGCAATTGCCCATGATTTGCCGCTACCTCGACCGCCTTTGGCGACTTTGTAGCGATGCGCCTCAATGAACGGTTCAAAGATAGGATTAATCGAGGTCATTTTCCGAATAGAGTGCTCATCGGTGATGTTTCAATCTGGATTGCGCCGCCGTCTTTGCCTGTTAGCTCGTGATCAACCTTGTCGCGCCATTTATCCTTCTGTCGGTTCTTAAGCCAGAAAATGGCAGCAGTTGTATCAGGCGGGTAATACTTCTCAAGCGGAGTTTCGACAATTCTGTTTTCAATAACACGAATATCGATATCTGGAGCCACGAAGCCCATAGCGCGTTGATAAAGACGATCACTAACTTCTGCATCAGCGACGGCCTTACCCTTTTTTATGGACTCCGAAAACTTAGGATAATCAAGCTTCCACTTGTTAATAGTTGACTCACTGACTTCAAAGAAATCAGCAAGTTCTGCATCGGTGTAGCCCAGCAAGCACAGTTTGCGTGCCTGTTCGGCATACGCCTCTTGATACTTTGTTGGGCGCGCCATGTTTATGCTCCGGTGGTGAACAGGTCTAACGCTTCCTTCGATTTACGCACCGCTTCGAATGTGCGGATCGTGATATCCGAATTAGCACCGCCTGACTGGAAGTGAATTTTGAATAGCTCAAGCTTCAGCTCGTCAGTGCCGATGAATTGAAATGCTTCTTCTGCGGCTGCGTTCTGGTTCATGACCAGCTTGTAAATCTCTAACTGGAATTTCTGTTCTTCAGTCATGGGAATAATCTCTGCCATTGTTGGCTCCGTTTATCCGTTAAAAGGGATATCAGTTAAGTTATCCCGTGTAGGGTATAAGCCATTGTCGAGACCACTCATTGAATGGCCTCTGCAATAACCGATGTCTTTCCATCAGTCCGCCACCACAAAGAATCTTTTTTGCCATAAGGCTGGAGGTTCATCTTTCAGTGGCTGCCAGTGTTATTTCCCCACTTTCTGGCTTGGGTTGTTTCGCTGTACTGCCGCAACTGGTGGTGCACAGATTTAGTTAAATCTGTTCTCGCCTGAACTATCTTTTACATACCCGGATTGTGGGGATGTAAATCACGGTTTCATTATCAAGCCCACCCGTAGATGAGCTTTGGAATGGTCACTTTGGCAGTCCGGGGATCGATATTTGCGCCTGCTGCTCAAGCCTTTCGATTCTTGCTATGAGTTGCGGTTTTTTGATCCTGCCCCAGCGGTTCAGCAAGCGTCCTGACATACTGGCAACATCCTTTTCCTTCATGAACTCCAGCATTAACTCGTTGTGCTCTCTTTGGTATGAGTGAGCCATCTCCATCAGCCTGTCACGCATCCAATTAAATGCTTTGATAAACGCCTCTTTGATGGCGGCAGCTTTTTTGCCGGTAAACGACATGATGATGTACATCGCGCCGTCTTTGGAAATTTCATATTCAACATACTGATTACCCTTGTGTTCATAGGTAACCCGCGAAAAGTTGCTGGTTAGAAATTCATCCGAACAGTCTAGCTTTTCGATTTTCTGAATGATGTGGTGATGCTGCTTGTCGAAGTAAGCTGCTACCTTGCGGGAGGTTGTGATCACGCGATCACCAGAAACAACCACCATGTCCCGGAAATCGAGATTAGCCAATTGATGATTCATAGCGTCTTTACCTTTTAGAAAGTGAGCCTGTCTCACAGAAAAGCCGCCCGAGAGAGGTCGCCACCTATAACGGCATTTCTCAGGCTCGCTTACTGAAAGGCTCTCGTTAATATGCGCGTGAGATGCGCTGTGAAATTCAGATATAAAAAGCCCCGCGAATGCGAGGCTAAATCCTGGTATTTGTAATGACTGGCTCTTATCTCAACGCAGCCCCTTACCGCGCGCCAGATGCTCAATATCAAGCATCAGCAATGAGATGTTTAATCTGGATTCACTCCAGAAGTGATCATCACCCTGTCTACAGAGCCAGATGTGAAGGATGATGAGTAAAATTATCGCTATCATCGAAGGCATTGCGTCCTGATGTATTCCTGAAGCGTTCTCAGTGCTGTTTGGTCGCGGATAATTCCGTCCCGGACACCGAGAACGTTTCGTCCAGCAACTGGAGAGAGTTCGACGGTGGCATCATTGCCCATGCCGGAGGCGCCGGAGGTTTCGGCTGAGGATGGCACAGGGCATTTTCCTTTGACGAGCACCCTGCCACCATTATCAAGCTTGCGCCGAAGAGCATCATTTTCAGCTTTCGCATCAGCTAACTCCTTCGTGTATTTAGCATCAAGTGCATCAGCATCACGCTGGCGCTGCTGCATGTCAGTAATGGTGGCAGTCGCCTGCTTCAGCTCACTGACTTTTTTATCGCGCTGCTCTTTGTAGGTAATGGCGTTATCACGGTAATGATTAACAGCCCATGACAGGCAGACGATGATGCAGATAATCAGAGCGGAGATAATCGCGGTTACTCTGCTCATACCTCAATCTCTCTGACCGTTCCGCCTGCTTCTTTGAATTTTGCAATCAGGCTGTCAGCCTTATGCTCGAACTGACCATAACCAGCGCCCGGCAGTGAAGCCCAGATATTGCTGCAACGGTCGATTGCCTGACGAATATCACCGCGATCAATCATAGGTAAAGCGCCACGCTCTTTAATCTGTTGCAGTGCCACAGCGTCCTGGCTTTTCGGAGAGAAGTCTTTCAGGCCAAGTTGCTTGCGGTAGGCATCCCACCAACGGGAAAGAAGCTGATAGCGCCCGGCTGCTGTTGATTTGAGTTTTGGGTTTAGCGTGACAAGTTTGCGAGGATGATCGGAGTAATCAGTGAATAGCTCTCCGCCTACAATGACGTCATAACCATGATTTCTGGTTTTCTGACGTCCGTTATCAGTTCCCTCTGACCACGCCAGCATATCGAGGAACGCCTTACGTTGATTATTGATTTCCACCATCTTCTACTCCGGCTTTTTTAGCAGCGAAGCGTTTGATAAGCGAACCAATCGAGTCAGTACCGATGTAGCCGATGAACACGCTAGTTATATAAGCGAGATTGCTACTTAGTCCGGCGAAGTCGAGAAGGTCACGAATGAACCAGGCGATAATGGCGCACATCGTTGCGTCGATTACTGTTTTTGTAAACGCACCGCCATTATACCTGCCGCGAAGGTACGCCATTGCAAACGCAAGGATTGCCCCGATGCCTTGTTCCTTTGCCGCGAGAATGGCGGCTAACAGGTCATGTTTTTCTGGCATCTTCATGTCTTACCCCCAATAAGGGGATTTGCTCTATTTAATTAGGAATAAGGTCGATTACTGATAGAACAAATCCAGGCTACTGTGTTTAGTAATCAGATTTGTTCGTGACCGATATGCACTGGCAAAACGGCAGGAGGTTGTTAGCGCGACCTCCTGCCACCCGCTTTCACGAAGGTCATGTGTAGAAGGCCGCAGCGTAACTATCACTGATGAATTCAGGATAGCCAGTGGCTACGGCTCAGTTTGGGTTGTGCTGTTGCTGGGCGGCGATGACGCCTGTACGCATTTGGTGATCCGGTTCTGCTTCCGGCATTCGCTTAATTCAGCACAACGGAAAGAGCACTCGGTGCATTTAAGCCAAGCCCCATAAGGGAGAATGCTCTTACCTGTTACACAGATATAAAAAATCCCGAAACCGTTATGCAGGCTCTAACTATTACCTGCGAACTGTTTCGGGATTGCATTTTACAGACCTCTCAGCCTGCGATGGTTGGAGTTCCAGACGATACGTCGAAGTGACCAACTAGGCGGAATCGGTAGTAAGCGCCGCCTCTTTTTATCTCACTACCACAACGAGCGAATTAACCCATCGTTGGGTCAAATTTACCCAACTTTATTCAAAAAGTCAATATCATGCCGTTAATATGTTGCCATCCGTGGCAATCATGCTGCTAACGTGTGACCGCATTCAAAATGTTGTCTGCGATTGACTCTTCTTTGTGGCATTGCACCACCAGAGCGTCATACAGCGGCTTAACAGTGCGTGACCAGGTGGGTTGGGTAAGGTTTGGGATTAGCATCGTTACAGCGCGATATGCGGCGCTTGCTGGCATTCTTGAATAGCCGACACCTTTGCATCTTCCGCACTCTTTCTCAACAACTCTCCCCCACTGCTCCGTTTTGGCTATATCAACCGCACGGCCTGTACCGTGGCAATCTCTGCATCTTGCGCCCGGCGTCGCGGCACTACGGCAATAATCCGCATAAGCGAATGTTGCGAGCACTTGCAGTACCTTTGCCTTAGTATTTCCTTCCAGCTTTGCCACACCACGGTATTTCCCCGATACCTTGTGTGCAAATTGCATCAGATAGTTGATAGCCTTTTGTTTGTCGTTCTGGCTGAGTTCGTGCTTACCACAGAATGCAGCCATTCCGAATCCGGCCTGTGATTGTGCCATCCCCATAGCAGCCATCACATCAGTACCGGAAAGAGAGTCAGAAGCCGTAGCCCGTGGTGAGTCGCTCATCATCGGGCTTTTTGGCGAATGAAATTTAGCTACGCTTTCGAGTCTCATGGTCTTCCCCTCTTGCCCTGTTTGACCATCAGGACGCCGTTAACTATTACGTGACGCTCGCCTTTGCTGTCTCGGTTGTACTTGAGCACTGTTCCTCTTGCGCAGGAAAGCATCCTCGCCACTTCGGTCTGATTGCCTCGTGTCTGGATAAGAAGCTCTGGTATCGTTTGAATTGTGGCGTTCATGCGTTCTCCAGTTCGGTGATTTTTATTCCAAGCCGTCCGCCTGGTACTTTCACACCACGAATTACGCGAATGTCATCGAATTGCTCGTCGTCTTCCGCAAATCCGGCGTGGATAAGGGAATCGAGTAAACCTTTCAGGATGTTATCGAGGTCGCGGCGGCGGGAGTCTGGAACGTCTGCGATGACTTTGATGCGGAGTCGTGATTTGGTGAAAATGTCTAACTTGAGTTGGCGGATGATTTGCTGAACGTCTTTTCGGTATTTCTGGCCTTTATCGCTGATGTAGTATTGGCTTCCCCGTCTTCGCCAGTAGGTGTTCACCGACGGCGGGTATGGAAGCACAAACTGATATTCGTTCATGGCTTAATCTTCCCCTCCTTCAGCAGTATCGCCTGCGTCCTGATCACGCCTTCCAGGTGGTAAAGTCTGGCGTCTTTGTTGTCGAGGTTATGGGTGCGTCGGTCGATTTCATCGTGACACGCGCTACAAGCCCATGCGCCGATCAGGTCGTCAGGTTTCATTCCCGTTCCGCAAATTCCAGCCATCCGGTAATGTGCCAGAACTGTAGTTTCAGGATTGCCATTGCATACGCCGTAAATACGTACCTGACATTCTCTGCCGCGTGCTTCTTTGCGTAGATTGGCCATTAAGCAGCCTCCCCTGTTACTTTCAGCATTCCGTTATCGAGCAGCTTTCTGGTCAGCCACTGTTGACCACGCCCGGTGATTTTTGTGGTGAACGATATCTGTATTCCGTGATTTGTGTTGAGCGCTGTTTCTTTCACTGTGAAATAGCCGCGATCCATATATTCCTGCATTGGCACATTGCGCCGGGAACCTGAAGCAATAAGGATTTTGTGATCGCGCATCCACGCAAACAGTTTGTTTGGACCAATACCGACAACCTTTGCAAAGTTTCCAATCAAAATTCCGCTGGCCTCGCCAACGCGATCGGCAAACTCAACTTTAGGTGCGGCAATTGCGAGCTGGTTTTCCAGTTGCATTTTCTGCTCAGCAAGATCAGCAGCAAGGCGCAACGCTTCTGGTAGCGTTTTGGGGATATTAACCGCAGCTTCTTCAAGCTCTCGCCAGCGGTCAACAAGGCGAGCGGTGAATTCCGGCGACAACTGGGCAACAACGACAATACTGTCTCGCTTACCTTGTTCGCCTTCGAAGACGTAATGCTCGTACTGAACATTGAACCCTAAGTTATTGATTCTTTCGGAAACCTCAATTTGAGGAAGCCGGATAACACCATTTTTAGCCAGCGTTTCGATGGTACGTTTCACATTGTCATGACGCTTACCCACCAACTCAGCGATTTCAATGCTTGTCATTTTGATGGCATTGCCATTTATTAACTCATTCATCGTCTTCTTCCTCGTACATTGAGCTATTCGGATCGCTCATCAGTTCTGCGCAGCAATCGGAGCACACGTGAACTTCCAGCACATGCAGCTTCTGACCGCAGTTAGCGCACGTTAAAGCCCGCTCGACGCTTTCTTTCTGGTATTGAAGGGATTGGGATGGGCTAAGCATTATTGGCGTCCTGCATCATGAGAAAGACAATCATGGCAGCACGGAGTGGATTGTCATATGCAACACCAACATTCGGTCCGGCATCATCAAACAAGTCCCTTGCGTTGTCTGTAGCGCACGGCATTGAGGGATTGTCTAAAATTATGCTGATGTTGTTTTCAGTGATAATCGGCCATGCGTCTGCTGGGTTTACGCATGGGTTAAAGGATCCGCGCTCAACTTCTACTTCAACTGCGTCTCCGTTTACAATGTCTCCCTCAAATGAGACAAACACCATATCGCCATTCTCACCTTCTTTGTAATCCGGTGATCCGTTATGAATGGCTTCGAATACCGCCACGTTAATTTCAAAATCACTTAACTGTGAATAATCCATTGTCATTTCCTCGCACGATATCTTAGCCACCGGATATCCCACAGGTGAGCTGTGTAATTGAAGGTTTTTACGTCAGATTCTTTTGGGATTGGCTTGCGTTTATTTCTGGAGCGTTTCGTTGGAAGGTATTTGCAGTTTTCGCAGATTATGTCGGTGATGCTTCGTCGCTGTCGTCTCATGCCGCCCTGTCTCCCCATCTTGCTTTCCACTCCAGAGCCAGTCGAGCTTCGTCTGACCACTTAACGCCACGCTCTGTAC